GAGGCCCGCAGGATGATGAGATCGCGGTGTTCAAGGCCTCGGACCCGGAGGCCGGGTGGACGGCGAAGGACGACCGGGCGCTCAATGCCTATGTCAAAGTGCTGAATGAGGAGCATGGCTATGCCGAAGATCTGGGAGCGCGCGGTCGAGCACATCAAGGCTGAATCGCCCGGCGTGAATCCCTACGCGGCGGCGACTGCCTCGCTCCAGAAGGCTGGCGAGATGAAGCCTGGGACGCGCGAACTCACCAAGAAGGGCGAGAAGCGGCAGGCCAAGGGCGCGAAATGGCGCCACGCCCATCCGCTCTCGACCGGCGGCGTCGCGCGGCCGCCGAGCCTGGGGCGCGCGGGGCGGCGCTGATGCCGGTCTACGTCCCCCTGCCGCCTGATCTCGGGAAGCGCTCGTGGGAGTTTGCCGCTCTTCTGACCGAAGGCAAGAATCTGGCCGAATGGACCCCGCCCGGCACGCGAAAGACGCGCATGGTTGCGTTTGGCAAGATGGCCGAGTGCGTGGTGTGCGTGGCGGTTCACCTTGACCCGGTCAGCCACTTGGATTGGTTCAACGAAAGGAAGCGCGGTGAGGGGCATGACATTCAAATTGGCGCCGCCAAGCTTGACGTGAAACATACCTTCTACGGGTCGCGTCTGATCTGGCCTCAAAGAAGCAATGAGAAATTTGATCGGCTGGATTTTAACACCTTAGGTTTCGTCACTGGCGAATCTGAAGAAGGGCTGACCATAGAGGGAGTGATAAGTAAGGCTCGCTTCGCAGCGGAAAAGACGATTTCTAAGGGCGAGTACGGGATAGCGGCGGGGACGTGGTATCTCCACAAAGGGAGGTTGGATGAGCCGGGGTCGCTTCTTCCGATGGGGCTGACGGGTGCGGTGAAGATTGCGGTCGTCTGGCACATCTGTCCTGTGTGCGGCTTACAGGGTCCAGTCCCGCCCGGCGGATCATACTGCCGACTGCATAGCAAAACGGCGACCGTGGCCACGGTCGCCGTCTCTGCTTAAGCGCGGCTGTTCTGAGCGACACGGGAGCCACCCGTTTGCCTGGGATTGTAGCGGGTTCCCTGGCGACCCGGAGCCGGGTGTAGCAGGAACGGCGACGCTGTCAAGGCGTTTTGTAAGTGAGGGCGGATTGCGCTAAGAACGACGGCGAGAGGCGAGAGGGAGGTGCTATCCAGGAGATCCTCGTCCCATGGCCCAGCCTCCGAAGCCCACGGCGCACGACCCGCATGAGCGTAACCAGCATGGGCGCGAGGCGCCTGCCGCGCGCACGCCGCAGCCTCCCTTCGAATCGCCCGACGCACGCGAAGCGCCGCCCAAGCCCGAGCAGCAGCATGCGATCTTAGCTCCCGACGCCGCCGTCTCGCTGTTCAAGAACGGCACTCGCATCGCCAAGGATGGAGATCCACCGGAGAAGTGGATCTCGATGGGTAGGCTCAGCGACGGCGTGCCTGTCTTCCAGACCCCGATGACCGACGCGCTGGCCGAGGAGATCAAGGCCGGGTCGTTTTATGTGGTCGAGGACCAAGGCCACTACTCGTCGCCGCCATTGCCCCCGCAAACCGCGCCTGTTGTCAACCCGCCGGTCGTGACGACAGCGCCCTACAACGGCGGGAGCGGTAATGTCGGCGAAGCCCTGGCCTGCACCATGGGCACCTGGGAGAACATGCAGGACGAACCGCACTCCTACGCCTATCAGTGGAAGACCGATGGGGCAGTAATCGAAGGTGCGAGCACGTCGGGCTACACTCCGACCGACGAGAACGTCAACGAGGACGTGCATTGCACCGTGACGGCGACCAACGCTGCTGGCTCGGCCTCGTCCGACAGCAACGCGGTGACGGTCAAAGCGCCAGCGCGGTCAAGAAGGTAGGTAAGCCATGGCCGCCGGTCTGGGCGCCATCAGGCTCCCGCCGTCTCCAATCGACGGCATGGACAACGATGCGCCGATGGGCGGTCGCCAGGGAACCGTCGTCATCGATCTGAGTGACGACGAGCCCCTCATCCCTGATACCGACAAGGGCATCGAGATCGAGGGCGGCGGGGTCATTGTCCGCATCGGGCCGCCGGTCAAACCCAAGGCGGACCTTAAATTCGATGACAACCTCGCCGAGGCGGTGCCGCGCGAGGTGCTCGGCGGGATCGCCGACGAGCTACTCCTGCGCATCGATGAGGACAACCGCTCGCGCCAGGAGTGGCTCGACACCCGTGCGCGCGGCATCAAGATCCTTGGCCTCAAGATCGAGGAGATGCGATCGTCTGGCCCAGACGGCTCGGCGCCGTTGGAAGGCCAGTCCCAGGTCCGCGCCACCATGCTGTGCGAGGCGGTCGTACGATTTGGAGCCAACGCTTTCAGCGAGATGTGCCCGACCGATGGCCCGGCCAAGGTGGCCCAGGACACGGCGGCTGCAACCACCGAACTGGATGACCTCGCCGATGCGCTGGAGAAGACCCTCAACCACTACCTGACGGCGGTCGATAAGCCATACGTTCCCGACACCGACGCAATGCTGCTGCGCATCGGCGTCGATGGCTCGGTGTTCAAGAAGGTCTACCACGACCCCATTCGACGCCGCCCAGTCTCGCGCGCGGTGTTCGGCGAAGATGTCATCATCAACAACAGCGCGACCTCGATCTATGAGGCGACCCGCATCACCCACCGGGTGATGATGGCGCCCTCGACCCTGCGCCGCATGCAGTTGGTGGGGGCCTACCGCGATGTGCCGCTCGGCGATCCCGGCTGGACGCAGAAGGATGCGCCAGCCGTCCAGTCCGAGGAGATCAGCGGCGTCCGCAAGAACGAGAGCCCGGAGCGCGAGGACCGCGACCACGAGATCTTCGAATGCTACTGCGAACTCGATCTTGAGGGCTTCGAACACCAGACGAAGGGCAAGAACGACGGGCTCGCGGTGCCCTACAAGGTGGCGATCGACCGCGAATCGAAGGAGATTCTGGAGATCCGCCGCAACTGGAACGACGACGACGAGATGTGTCTGCCGAAGACCTTTTTCGTCCAGTTTCCGTTTATTCGCGGCTTCGGCATTTACGGAATTGGCCTCTCGCATCTGCTCGGCAACATCTCCAACGGCATCACGGCGGCGTGGCGCGAGTTCATCGACGCGGGGATGTTTTCGAACTTCCCCGGGCTTCTGATGGCCAAGGGCTCGGGGCGGCAGGACAATGCCATCATTCGGGTTCCTCCCGGCGGGGCTAAGGAGATCGAAACCGGCGGCCTCCCGATTCAGCAAGTCGTCATGGGCATGCCCTACAAGAGCCCAGACGCGACCTTCGTCGGCTTCATCGATAACCTGAACCAGCAAGGTCAGCGTCTCGGCGGCACGGCCGATGTCATGGTGGGCGAGGGGCGGCAGGACGCGCCTGTCGGCACCACGCTCGCTTTAATCGAGCAGGCGATCAAGCCGCTTCTTGCAACGCACAAGCGGCTTTGTGCGGCGCAATCAGACGAGCTTCAGCTTCTGGTCGAGCGGTTCCGCGAAGATCCAGCCGCCCTCTACCGGCACCAGAAGCCCAGCGCAGTCGTGCAATGGGACGACGACCTCGTCGTCAAGGCGCTCAACACCTACCAGATTGTCACCCGAGCGGACCCGAACACCGCCTCGCATTTGCAGCGAATGCTGCGCAACGCCGCGCTCTACATGATGGCGAAGGACGACCCGGCCGCCTTCGATCTCACCACGATCCGGCGCGTCTGCATCCGGGGCATCGGCTTCGCCAACCCCGATCAGTTCCTCAACCAGAACCCGCAGCCGCAGCCGCCATCGCCGAAGGATGAGGCGGCGCTGACGACAGCCCAGGCCGCGCTCCTCGACGCCCAGGCGAAGCAGGGGCAACTGCAACTCGACGCCAAGAACGCGCCGATGGAGGCGCAGGCGCGCCAGTTGGATGCGACGGCGAAGATCCAGGCGGCGCACGCCGGGGTGCAGAAGCAGCAGCTTGCGACCCACACCGCGAGCCTCCAGGCGCGCAACGAGCAGATGAAGCCCGCCATGGAGCAGGCGGGCCGCCAGCATGAATCGCAGGAGAACGCCGCCGATCGCCAGACCGAACTGATCAAGGAGCAGATGAAGCATGCTCACGAGATGCGGCTCGCGGGGGTCGAGCAGCAAGGCGAGATGCAGAAGGCGAACCTCGACCACCAGGGCCGTCTGGCCGAGGTTGGAGCGAAACACCAGACCGAAGTCGCTAAAGCCGGAATGGAGCAGCAGGGGCGGATGCAGGAGGCCCAGTTCGGGCATCAGGCGGCGCTCGCCGAGGGCCAGCAGGCGCATCACGCGGCACTCGCAGAAGGTGCGCAGCAGGGCGCACAGCAGCACCAGACGGCCATGGCGCAGGGGGCGATGCAGCGTGACACGTCACTCGCGCAGGGCGAGCAGCAGAACCAGGGCAAGCTTCAGCAGATCAAGGCGACGCCGAAGCCCAAGCCCGCCGCCCAGAAGCGCGCGACCGGCGGCCGGGTGACGACGCCGTTCGGCGAGGCCGAGCAGGCGCCCGACGGCCACCACTACGTTCGGCACCCGCGCACCGGCCAGTACTTCAGGGTGAAGCGCGAGGAGTGAACGATGACCGTCAGCGCCAAGGTCCGCAAAAGCCTCCCCGCTTCCAGGCTCGGCAAGCCGGGATCTGGCGGCTACCCGATGCCTGATAAGAAACACGCCCGCATCGCCAAGGGCTTCGCCGCGATGCACCACGATCCCGATCAGGCGGCGATCGACCGCAAGGCTGATGCGATCCTCTCCCGCGCCTATGGCGGCACGGTCACTGGCGGAGCGAATGCGCCCTCGCTCGGGCGCGCTGGGCGGCATTGAGGAGATCGTACAATGTCAATCGGTCTATTGTTCTGGATCATAATGATCATCGGTTTCATCTTTTGGGGATGGGCGACTTGGACGCCGAATGCGCCTTACGCGCCGTACCATCCGGTCGTCTGGTGGATCTTGATCGGCCTCCTCGGCTGGGGCGTGTTCGGCCCGCCGATCCACGGGTGAGGCGATGTCGCTCGGTCTGATTCTCCTCATCATCCTGGTCATCGTCTTGCTCGGCGGGATCGGGCCTTCGATCTATCCAGGCTCGCCCTGGCCCTACGGCTATGGCGCTGGCCACGGCGGCATCGGGATCGTCGGCATCATCCTGATCATCATCCTGATCCTGTGGCTGTCGGGCAGGCTGTGAGATGGCCGGTCACGATATCGGTGGATGGTCAGCGGAACCGGTTGACTTCGATCCGTTTGCATCTGTTCACGATTCGTCCGTCCGCGCCGGGTTCGATGATGGCGGCGGGGTGGACGACGACCCAGAGCGTAGTGTAGCATCAGGCGCGACAGGAGACATCCATGCCCAATCCGCCGCTGGAGCGGGTCCGCTGGGACGACCCGGAGGAATTGGAGGAGGCGCGAGCCTTCGCCCAGCACCGGGAGAAGCATCGCCGCCCGGTGGCCTATCCGCCCAAGAGGCCGCCGAGGTCGCCCGCGCCCGCGCCGCCGCCGGGCCATACCAGCCGGTAACCGGCCTCCCGCAGAAGATCATCGGCCTCCCGGACGGCTCGTCCTATGTCCCCGGCCCGCTGGAGAAGGCGCATCAGGCCGCCGAGGCCTACATGCGCGAGTCGGGTCTGCCGTATGATCCGCCGCGCGACTACGCCAAGATCGACAAGGGCTTCGCCACCCGCGTCGCCCAGGCCTACGAGGACATGCCGCACGCGCCCGACGATCCGGGGGTGCGGTCCTCCTATGACGCCCTAGCGCGCGAGACGATGGCGCAGTGGCAGCACGTCAAGAACACCGGCCTCAAGGTCGATTGGATCACGCCGCAGACCGGCGACCCCTATGCCGAGAACCCGCGCATGGCCCTGCGCGACATCCGCGACAACAACCACTGGTGGGGCTATCCGACCGACCTCGGCTACGGCTCGACCGGCGGAGACGTGAAAGCGGCCGAAAACCCGATGCTCGCCGACGCGGGCGAGGAGATCGGCGGCCATCCGGCGCGGGTCAACGACATCTTCCGCATCGTCCACGACTATTTCGGCCACGCCAAGGAGGGGCACGGCTTCCGCGCCGAGGGCGAGGACAACGCCTTCCGCTCGCATGCCGCGATGTACTCCGACGCCGCCAAGCCAGCGATGGCGAGCGA